ACCTCATCCAGTGCAGTCCGCGGTGGATCTTTCAACATGATCTTCTTGGACGAGTTTGCATATGTTCCACAGAATGTCGCAGAAGAGTTCTTCTCGTCCGTATATCCAACGATCTCATCAGGTCAGGAGACAAAGGTATTCATAGTTTCTACTCCCCACGGAATGAATCTGTACTACAAGTTGTGGACTGATGCCACAAACGGAAGAAACTCATACATTCCCATTGATGTACATTGGTCGGATGTTCCTGGTCGAGATGAGAAGTGGAAACAGGAGACAATTGCCAACACCTCCGAGGAGCAATTCCGGACAGAGTTCGACTGCGACTTCGTGGGGTCTATTCATACTCTGATATCCCCATCCAAACTCAAAACCTTGGCATACATCGACCCTGTGTTCAAGAACGGAGAGGGATTCAAGGTCTATGCCAAGCCAGAAGAGAAGCACACATATGTCATGTGCGTGGATGTCTCTAGAGGAACTGGACAGGACTATTCGGCATTTACCATCATGGACATTACGGCGGCTCCATACAGGCTTGTTGCCACCTTCAAGAACAACAATATGTCCCCCATGGTTTTCCCAAATGCCATCCATGTGGCAGCAAAGCAGTACAACAATGCCCATGTTCTTGTTGAAATCAACGACATGGGTGGTCAGGTGGCAGACATACTTCATGCTGAGATGGAGTATGAAAATCTCCTTTCGTCCACGATGCGCGGAAGAAAAGGACAGGTACTCGACGGGGGATTTGGATCTGGAACGAGTCAGTTTGGAGTCAGAACAACTGAGGTTGTCAAGAGAACTGGCTGTTCCATCCTAAAGTCATTGATTGAGTCAGACAGAATGATCATTCAGGATTTTGATGTGATTAAGGAACTGTTTGCGTTTATCTCCAAGAAAAACTCGTTTGAGGCAGAGGTCGGATACAACGATGACCTTGTTATGACCTTGGTTTTGTTTGGGTGGCTATCAACGCAACCATATTTTAAAGACTTGTCGTCCCTTGACATTAGGAAAGATGTCTACAAGGAAACTATAGACAAACTTGAGGAGGAAATGACCCCCTTCGGGTTTATTGATGATGGCGTGGATGATTCTGTTCCTGAAAGAGGAGAAGATGGCTCTCTCTGGTTCAGAGAAAGAGACTCCAACATGAACTCATGGTATTGAGTGAAATACTAAAATTTACTACATACATGATAGAATCATCTGGAGAACAAAATGAGCAGAATTCCCGTACAACTTAGCCCAGGTGTGAATTATTCGGAAATTGACCTCACAAATGTCACACCAAATGTTGCAAGTACAACAGCGGCAATCGCTGGAGTATTTCAATGGGGTCCAGCAGAAAAAATAGTCACGATCACATCAGAAGACGATTTGGTAAGAGTTTTCGGAAAGCCCCTCCGTGATGATAACGGAATCGATTTCCACTGTGCAGCAAACTTTCTTCAATACGGTCGTGATCTTCGGGTTGTTCGTGCTATAGGCACCGACGAAACCAACGCAAACTCTTCTGGATTTACAGGATTACAATATGCCAATGAAGATGTTCTTGGGGGAACAGAAGGGCTTACCGCTGCTTTCTATGCCAAGTATCCAGGAGTATTGGGAAATTCATTGAAAGTTGTTGTGATCGACGGTGACGGAGAAGCCACACTTACTGTTGGTGCAACAGCATCAATCGGAACAAATACCATCAGATTCTCTACAGTTCTTGGCGGAACACTTGAAGAAAACGACAAATTGATTTTCCAAACAAATCAGTTTGCACAAACTTTCCTTGTTGATTCTGCGGCAGGAAATACTGTCACAACAAAGACATACGTTGCAAGCACAATAGGTCTAAGTGCAAGCATGAAGTTCCGTAGTAAGTATGCAGATCTTTTCCAACTAACTGCTGAAACAAGTACACAAGCCGCTTCCAAGGGTGGCGCAAATGACGAACTCAATGTTGTAGTTATTGATGAAGACGGTTTGTTCACTGGCACCAGAGGAACGATCCTAGAAACATTTCAAAATGTTTCGAAAGCATACGATGCTCGCAACAATGATGGTCAGCCAAACTATGTTACATCCGTAATCAATACACAATCAAATTACATTTGGGCTGGTAATCTTGAACAACTTTGGGGTGAAACTGTCGTCAAAGATCTTACAACCACCTTCTCCGATATCAGCGGAGGCTATGCTGCCGCAAAGGTTTCTCGTTATAGCCTAAGTGGAGGAACTGGTGCCTCATCTTCCACAGCAAATGTGTTTACCAAGGGATACAGTAAGTTCCTTGATCGCGACAATGTTGATATATCTCTACTCATATCAGGTAGATCCAACGCAACAACAGTTAAACTTCTCGCGGATCTTGTCAATGAGCGCAAAGACTGCGTGCTGTTTGTATCACCAGCACTCAGCGATGTTTTGAATAAGACACAATCCCAAGCCACATCAAATGTCATTACAACAAGAAATACAACTTATGGAATGAATTCATCCTATATCGTCATGGATAGCGGATGGAAGTACATCTACGATAAGTACAATGACATGTTCCGCTACATTCCATTGAATTCCGATATTGCTGGTCTTTGTGCAAGAAGTGAATCTGCAACACAGGCTTGGTTCTCACCAGCAGGACTCAACCGCGGAACTATAAGAAATTCTATCAAACTAGCATTCAATCCAGATCAATCATCGCGCGATCTTCTCTATGTTGCAGGAGTCAATCCAGTTGCAACATTCAGTGGAGAAGGAACCATTCTCTTTGGAGATAAAACTCTATTGAAGAAGCCGAGTGCGTTTGATCGTATTAATGTTCGTCGTCTTTTCATCACTCTTGAAAAGACTATCGCAACTGCCGCTAAATACTCATTGTTCGAAGTTAACGATGAGTTTACTCGTTCTCAGTTCCGTAATCTAGTCATCCCATATCTCCGAAATGTTCAAGCACAAAGAGGAATTACGGACTTTAGAGTCATTTGTGATGAAACAAATAATACTGGTCAAGTGATTGACAACAATCAGTTCGTGGCAGACATTTACATCAAGCCAGCAAGATCGATTAACTTCATTCAGTTGAACTTCATCGCAACGAGAACAGATAGCACCTTCACTGAGATCATCTAATAGGAGAGAAAATGGCTAGTCCAATCCCAACACAACTAAGCCCAGGTGTAAATGTATCGGAAATCGATCTTTCACAATTTGTTCAACCAGAATCACTCAATAGTGGTGGTATGGTTGGGTCTTTTAACTGGGGTCCATGCCTAGTTGCTAATCGTGTTACATCAGAAAGCGATCTTGCTGCTTTATTTGGAAAACCAACACTTGATCCATCAGATAGTTTGAGCGAAATTGATTTCTTTGCGGCAGCGAACTTTTTGAAGTACTCAAATAATCTCAAGGTGATTCGAATCGAACAATCAGCCGAGACGAATTCAACCTCACAAGAGGCTGGAATCACTAGCATCAATAACTGCACCTACCCAAGAATAAACAACGAGGCAGAATTTGCAAAAATCGGCGGATTTTCAGGTCAAGATGGCATTGAACCAATAGCACATTTCCGCGCAAAATATCCAGGAAACTTTGGAGACTCACTCAAAGTTATCGTTTGGGATGGTGCAACTAATGAAACTGGATCTATAAACACTACCACCACAACAACAGCATACACCGATTTTAACTTGTTTGGTGGATATAATCTTGCATCGATGGTTGGTATAAGCAGTGGAACTATTGGTTACACATTTGAAGTGTATAGAAATCTAAGCGCAAGTGAACAACTTTCTGCTGGTGGGGCAGAAGGGGCGGAATCAGCGGGCAGTCCGCCTGGATCCAGTACATCTGGTCTTACTCTCATAGGAATTACAGGTGGATCACATCAGTATAATATAGTTAGTGTTGTACCCCCATCAGGCAAAAATCCAACAGAATTTATCAATACACTTGCTAGGGATCCGTTTAAATTTTTCTATGCTACTGGAACAACTGGACAAAATCTCTCACTAACGAATAATGGTTCCGATCCAAGTGGCAATAACAGTAACTACTATGCTTTGGAGAAAGTATCATCCGTTGGGACACATTTCAATCCATTTGTAGAGTTCAATTCTACAGTAAACCCACCAAGTTCTATATTTGCTAAAATTAATCCGACCAATACTAATGTTGTTGATATTCTATTCTTGAATGCTGATTCAACCAATATGAATATAGGATTTAAAACTCCAAATCCAGCACCCACAAATACCACATTACCTGCATTATTTACAAACTTTCAAACATCTGGAATACCATCCCATTTTGGATCCTTAATTTATACTGGTGGCGATACTACAAATCTATTCATAACGTATAGAACTACATGGTCACAGATATCGTCCAAAATATTTAACAGTGTTTCTGGTACACCATCAACTTCAGTAAAGGGATGGAATCTTCTTGTTGGGCTTACTGGTGGTGTAACATTTGTAAATACTGTAAATGGAACACAACAAGCCATTGGTATCACATTTGATGTGGCTGGTGGATTGGCTGGTATACAGCGAGACTTTGCATTCGGTATGAAGCAATTTGGAAATATTTCAACTGTAACAAATACAACCACAACAACAATAAGTGAATCTTTCACATCTACAGCCATATTTGACAAGATTCCAAATACCTCCGCATTTGCGTCTAATGTTGGTGGTTCAAACGATGAAATCAGTTTTGCGGTTATCGATACAGGTGGAAAGTTTGGAGCGAAGAACGGAGTGCTTGAGAGATTCCAACTTCTCTCAAAGGCAACCGATGCAAAGAATCTTGATGGTGAGTCTATCTATTACAAAGACTACATCAACAACAAGTCAAGGCTTGTCTACTGCACCAAACCATTTAGTTTAACTGGTGGCGGAAATGCTTCATCAAATGCAACAACTGCATTCGGTGATATTCAATACTCATATGTTGATGCTAGCGGCAGCACTTATACTAGAAAGGGATTCTACGAGTCTCAACTAGCACACGGAGAGTCTTCGCTAACAGGTCCGTCAACTCTGGAATATACGAAAGCATACTCAATATTTGCAGACGATGATTCAGCAGTTGATGTTCTGTTTGTTCCTGAGTCATCTGTTAGTAACGATGCATCTCAAGCAACAACTGACATGGTTGAAAGAATTGCATATGATACAGTCATATCACCACGCAAGG